CTATGGTTCCAGGTGCCAGCCTCGCTAATGGTCTTAACGCTAGACGTAACATCTATCGAAGATTCACGAGCGCGGGTGGTTTCTAGAACATTGCCCACTAAGGCTTTCAACGCTTCTAACGTGTGAAATGTATCACTGACCGTAGGCATGAAGCCATAACGAGTCATGAGATACGCGGAGCTAACACCTTTTGCGAAAGCAGCAGGGTTATTGCGACGAGCGGACGATGCGATATTACGCGCAATCGTCAAATACTCGTGAGCTAGCTTTAAAGTCTTATCGACTTCAAAGAGAGCCTCATAGAGGTTGGTTTGTGACCCTCCTCTAGCACGGTTACTCCACACACGGGTCGAGGTCAACGACCGCAGATAGTCAGCAAGCTGACCACTTGCGGGGTTGTTCAAGATTAACCGACCGTTAGGATCGATTGAATGCTTGAAGCCGCTCAACTGACGTCCAAGCGTGAGCGAGGAGTTAGTTCGACGATACTGGAACTGATATGTATCAGGTCCAGTACATTGGTTGGCTGTGCCCTTTATGAGCCAGTCAGTACCAGTGCCGGCATCGATACTTTGGTATGAAGAGGACATATCGTTAAAACGAAAGCCTCCAACACCTAAGTTACGACGCGGAGCGTTACCAGTAACATCATCCATATTCCTATAAGTTCCCGTCCGAGTATCAGGAGAAGTAGAAGTGTAGTACGGAGCCCACGACGCTGTTCCAGCGCACGTGGCTTTCGTATAACTCTCATAATTCACCGTGTTATTCGGGCTAAGTTCTGAATGGAATCGGAATCTGTTCATGGTAATACCTCTGTTGAACGTTGACGTTACAGAAGGCAACCCCATCAAAATCGAAAATTAACGCCACCCCCAACGTAAGAAAGACGATCAATGACTTGCCAAAGGAAGATAAGTAGCAATATTAATGCTACGTCTAATTTTGAAAAGTTCATAGAAAGTCCTCCGACGTTTGAGATGAGTTAGTTTAAGATGAGATGGAGG